TTCACCCCTCCTTACTTTCCGCTTTGACCTCATACTCTTCATCAAAGATTCTATTAAGAAATTCATTCACTTCTTTCGAGCCGATTCGATCTTGCTCAGATTCTTCACCGCAACATAAAGTATGAAGATCATCATCATTTAATTTTGATAACTCTGCTTCCATTTTACTAACCAATACTTTATCCAATCCAAGCAACCACTGAGCAAGAAGCGTTACTTTTTCTTCTTCTGGCTCAAATCGATTAATCATGCCGTTGTCACACCAAATTTCTTTCGCTGCTTCAAAGATATTGGGATGTTCAATTTCAATTAATGCTAATTTAAGATCTTCTTCTGAAATCTCAGTACAACTCACATCACCAACTAGACCACATGCAGCGGCCGCAACCTCTATTGCGTTTAGCTCTCTCATCCCTCAGCTCCCGATTCGCTTGCTTTAACCATTGCTTTGTACATCTCTCTACGCTTTCTATTTGTCTCAGGATGCACATCACTTCCTTTGACTGGATTCATGTAACAGTGAGCCGCATTGAGCATCTTCTGTGTTGGTTCTTTTGGAACAACCACAAAATCACTTGAAATGGTTGGGAAGCTATATAAAGGAATTAGATAGTCTGGTTTGTAATCTTCGAATTCATCTGGTTTCCAAAACTCAAAATAGTCTTTCCCGTGTTGTCTCTGCCATGAATCAAAAGAAACCTTGTAGGCAATGGGTTTAGTATCTGGCACCGCCTGAGCTTTGGCTCTTGCTAACCATCCCGTTTCACTTGTATAAAAATCTGTTTCAAATTCAGGACTAAGATCTCTATAAAACTTGTACGCAATTGGGTCATTATTCTTGTACCAATTTTCATGAGCCAATTTTTCTTCATCTTCATTAAACATCGCTAAGCCCTCAAATATTCTTCTTTAGTCCACTCAACAAACTCTTTATAAAGTTGTTGTGCTGGTTTATTTAAACGGTTGTTGTAGTCGATCGTTATGCGGCGCCAAGCGACTGGTACCGCATAATGCTTGGTTAGAAACATTGCTTGATCAATGCCTTGCCGGACTATTACGTAGCCCAGCAATTGCAAGTAGTACATAAAACCAAGCATGTGTTTTTGGCTCACTTTCTTGTACTGATCTTTCATATTAGAAACCGTCTCCTAATAAATAATCAGGCTCAGCCTCTTGAAGTGGCGTAGATGTAGGGTTCTCTAATTCAAAGCGGCGTTTTTTCACATACCCCATAAGCTTTGGTTGAATTTGTGGATCTCGTGCAGCTACATCTATTTCCAAAGCATCCAATGTCGTTAGGTCGGGCGCGTTTTGGATCTGGACCATTAGCGAAGGTGGTTCATTTGCTTGCGACTTAGATTTTTCAAGCTCTTCAAGACGTTTGTGAGTTGCTAGCAGCAAAGGCTCCATTTGTTTATCTGACCATGTACGGGTGTATCGATAAACAGCATTTACCTCAGCTGGTGTTTTTGATTCTTTTACACGCTGAAGAAGAGCATCTAATGCCTTCTGATATTCAGGATCTACTTTAGGCTCGTTAGTTTCTGGAACTAACAGATCTTCAGATGTGGTGACATTTGTTTGTTCGGTAATAACAATTGTTGGTTGAGTTTCTGCAGAAATAACTTCACTAGGCTTTTCAGCTTTTGATTTTTTGCCTCTCTGTTTTTTAGGTTCCTCACCAAGACGAATAACACTTAAGTCATCATTAACTTCAAAACCTAACGCTTTGGACAGTGCTTTTAATTGAAGCTTGGCGTTTTCTGCATCACGTTGAACGAAGCCACTGTTAATAGAATCAATTAATGCGTTAGTTTTGAAATCTAAAACATAGACCGTAGGTGAATATGTACTGATTACAAAAACTTCCTGACCGTCTTTATACTCATCAATAGTTAATGGCTTTGTGAATGTAATGCCAGCCAGTTCAATAGTTTCGATTTTGATGCAGAATTCAAAACCCGGTTTGCCAAAAACAGAAGCGGGGAATTGATCTAAATCGGCAAAGTCCAACATGTCTCCGGCTGGACGACATAGAACAGTTTTACCGTTTTGAAGAGCTGCAAATGCTTCAGCTGCAGTTAGTAAATTAGTCATGAATAGCTCTCCTTTTAGTGATGTAACGACTGTTGTTGCTGAACTTGCTGAGGATTATTTTTAGGCGCCCAACCCATCTGATCGGCACGTGCTTGGCATGCTCTATTGATACCAGCCTCGTAAGTAGTGCCTTTAAACTTTTTAATCGCAGCATTTAAGATGTTTGTGTCAGGTGCATCTTTAATTGCTTTTAAAGCATCTTGATATAGTTGGTCCTGAGTACGAGGTGGCTTCTGGTTACCACCCTGAGCAGTTGTCTGGTTATTCTGGTTTGAATTTTGACCTGCTGGGGTTGAGGCATTTTGCTCTAGATATGCATAGTCATAGTTGTATAGATATTTACTTCCATCAAAGTTACCGAGGTAAACATCAGCTGCCACACCAACAGCTTTAAAAGCTACACCAAGAGCATCAGTAACGGCCTTTTTATAACCTTCATCAATCGCTACTAATTTGCCTTTGTGAATTTCAGCAATTGCTGAACCACCGTTGCCGAAAAATTCCTCACCCCAAACACCATCAATCTTTGTTTTTACTGCTACTTCAGCAAAAGCCATCATGGTTCCATCTGGAGCAGTTTCAGACCATAAACGAACATGTCTATAAGTCCAGCCATGACCTACAGGACCAAAGGCCTGTGTCATAGCCATTAAACGCCATTGAGGGTTAATATCTGATTTACCTTTTAAGTAGCCAATCTCAATCTTTTTAAGAAAATTGGTAGGCGTCTGCTTAACTGCATTCCAGATATGTAAGTTGTCTTTTGAGTTTTCAGTTGTCATTTTTCTTATCCTCATCTAGAGCCCGTGAAGCCGCGTTTTTGCTTGTAAGCTTTGCGGTCATAAGTAGGGATATTTGTTTCACGCAGTTTTATAGCGAGCTGCTTTCTGCGCTGAAAATCGATTTCTTGGGTGAGTACTGCCCAAACTTTGGGATATGCATTTTTGAAATTTTCAACGTTTAAGGGCGTCTTAACTTCGTCAGTGACCTTATAAAGTACGGAACCATTTGCATTTGATGCATACATCTGCCAACCGATGCGAACTGAATACAGCCCTTTATCATCACGGCCTAAAAATGACTTGTAGCCGTCAGGGTGCTTTTTGAAATTAGACATCATTAAGCCTCCACCAACTTGTTACGTTCGATGAAGCCTTTTAGAAGGACATTGATGTTTCGGATGTCTTCAAATTCGGTGAAATCGTTATATGACTTACCGTTAATATCAGTGATTTCATTTACTGTGAGTTGAGTAATTTCAACAGCAGTGAATTCAGAACCCGGAACGCCGTAACTGTCTGGATGAGCTTCAAAATCAAAGCTAACGTTTAAACGGAAACTATCTAATTTGATTACGGCAACGCCAGAATGTTTACCTGTGATTTTGGCAGTTAAGACACCGTAAGTACTTGGTTGAGTTTTAGGTGTAAATAAAGAAGGTACTTCTTTTGCTTGGAAAGCTGGCTGTAATTGGCAAGCAATTAAAGAACCACCAGAAATTGCAAGAGCAGCCATGCTGACAAATGCAAATGAGTTGAATGAGTTAACTTTTACGTTCATAATTGTTCTCGCAGTTTGCAAAAGCACATCGGACCTGGGGAGGGGCGGTGTGCTTTTTTGTGTCTTCACGAAAATTATTAAACCTTAGATTTAATTTTGATGCAATAGATATTTAAACCTAAGATTGAAATTATTTTAAATTTTAGATTTAATAGACAAAAGAAAACCCACCGTGGTGGTGGGTTGGATGGAGTTTGTTGAGATGATTGGAATTACAAGTAAGGGTGATTTAATTTCATTAAGTAAAGGTCAAAGATCAAAAGACTTTCTTATTGGTATTTTAATAACTGATCCAGAACATCTATCAGATGATAATTTATCAAAAATCAAGTTGCGGTTTTATGGGTCAAATGGTCAATTAAATCAACATCGCTGCCTAAGTGCTTTACATATAAGTCAGGACCAGATTGATCAGAAGGATGATGGATTAGCATCAATACCTCAAAAATCTGACCTTCTAAATTTATCCACTCACCAATACGGGGTAAAGTTTCGAATTCGTGAGCATGTAAAGATTCTTGGGAGCCTTTTACAATATTTATCAAAGAAACTTCTATCATGACTTCTCCACCCGATCTGTTATCATGACTGTGTCGGGTTCACAGTTTTAAATTATATAGTGACCAAACCCAGTAACTTTAAGCACTATATTTTTCTAAAAACTCATCTATCCATCCTTGTGCAGCATCAAGATTTGTTATGTCAGCCAACTTAAGATTAGTTCCTTCAGCTTCATTAAATCCTTCAATGATAGCCTCAAAGATATTTGCTTCATTAATGACCTCGCGTGCCATTTCCCCAGCGTCATAGCTTTGCTTGGCTTTTTTAAGTGAGGTTATTTGTTTTTCAATACCTTCACCAATTTTACCTAATGCCAATTTGAACTCTTGACGATTAATCGTTAACGCAGTTTTGGATTTATTAAGTGATGCGATCATAACACTCTCTTTTCTTTAAAAATTAATTAATTAGTTCGCCTAAATTTCACCATCATAAGAATGAGAAACATATTTACCAATGATGCCAATATGTTCCAAGTCTTGTGGCTCAACGATCTCTCTTTCATAGCTAGGATTATCACTATCAATAATCAAGGCTCCATCATATCTACGAGATAATCTTTTGATTTTTAGTTCATCACCATACCTGATTGCATATACCTTTCTGTTCTGAACTTGCTCTAGTCTATTAACAGACTTGTCGATGATTACAACGCTGCCGCTTGGTATCCTTGGTTCCATACTGTCACCATCAACATCCACTTCTACAAGATTTTTAGGTGAAACTTTTTTCTTATGAAACCACTCCATGCGTTGTGCACATCCCGTCATCCTAGTTGTTGGTTCAAATTCAACCAGTCGACCATTACCTGCTGAAAACTTTACATCTACATGTGGAATTATCATAAAAGAGTCAGGATCTAAATCATCTGGTGCCTCCCAAGCCATAACGGGTCTATATGCATCAGCGTTCCCAGGATTATCAGCCAATTCAATCATTGATCCAGAACCATCTAGCAACCATCCGGCACTTACTCCAGTTAAAGCTGCTAGCTCTTTCAGGGTTTCCTTACCAATTTTCCCCTTTTTCCAGTTAGATGCAGCTTGAGCTGATAGTCCCAATTTGAGAGATGCTGCTGACCATTTTAGATTTGCATAATCAAGTGCTGCTTGGATGCGTTCAGCTATAGATTCCATAATCATTAATAAAATAAACCTTTGGTTTAAAATTCTATTGGAAATTTAAAAAAATAGAAGCAATCATGGATTGTATTAAAATTAAACCTATGATTTAATTTTGGTGAAATCAATTAAAAGGGAGATTTAACTTTGAATCCCATTAAATATGCTTTTGATGCTGTTGGTGGTCGATCTAAAGCAGCAGCGTTACTAAACCGTACATACATGGCCATGAGCAAGATGGAAAAACGAGGGGTATTACCAAGAACTGAATATACGGGCGAAACCAAATATGCCCAGATACTTGCAATTAATAGCGGTGGAAAGTTTACGGCTGAATGGCTACTTGAGAATGCTAAGCCAGAGTCGTCTATAGCATAACTGACCTCATGAACAAATATCAGTTTAGGAACAACCATGACCAAACAAAAGCCAAGTGCAAAAAAGACGGTGTGCATGCCGACACATTTATCTGAGCCTGTAGCTGAGCATGTGGCAAGGGAAGCATATGAACGAGGCTGGTCTAACAGCCAGTATTTAAGATGGTTAGCCATTCTGGATATGAAGCGTTGTGAAGATGACAAGAATCTTATGTCACAGGTATCTGGAATACCCAGAGAACGTTTTGATTTATATGAACAAAGAAAACAATCCGTTCGGAGAGAACGCAATAAAAAAGCCTGATGGTCAAGATCAGGCTTCTTAATTCACAAATTTAGGAACCCATGAATATGCAAAACAATTTATCAGAACAGCCAACCGAACTCAACTCACAAGATTTTTTAATAGGTGACGTTGTAGTACTTACTAAAGAGTGTCGAAGTTTTAAATCAAATGATTTGTTTGAAGTTAAAAATAAAACCTTGACTAGTTTATGGACCATCAAATCAGAGAATCATTTGATTCTGGTTTCTTCAAAAGAAATCCGCACAGCAACAGTTGCAGAGCTCAACGCCAAACGCCGACTAACAAACGCTGAGCAAGCATTAGCGGAGGTGTCATGAGCAGCTTTATACAACAAATTAAAGACTCTCGCCAGCAAAGTGAAATCCAGTCGTTCTACGAACCTGCATTGCGAGTGCTTGGGCACCTATTTGAGGTGAAAAAGCAAAATTTACGTAACAAAGGTTATGACGAAAATAATGCGGCGGTAACCAAAGTTGAATTTTCAGAGGCTATGGCTCGTCAATTTCGCATAACGCAGTGGTTAGCGCAGCAGATTGTAACCAGCTTAACCAAGGCGTGTTTGGTTGATTCTTTTGGAGGCTATGTTAAGCCAAAGGATGGTAAAAAGTGAGATATGCAGTAAGAAGAAAACAAGATATTTCCGTTTCCACCACACCGCTAGAGGTGGTAATTCCACTGGAACAACCAGTAAAGATCTATACAGCTAAAGAATTAGCAGCCATGCCACTTTCAGTTATGAATGCCGCAATTGAGGCTCAGGAAAGATTTTATCAACTTGAAGAGTTAACCCATATGGGGGGGGCAAGCTATAGCAGTTCGCCGTCTCATGGAGGATGGGCACAAACTAATTCAGGTGAAAGAAAAGTCTCGAACTCGCTACAAAATCAACAACGAATTTATTCCTCCAAGAATTATTCGCCAGTTGGAAATGCGCGGTCTTGTAAAATTAGGAGCAGTCACTGATGTATAAATATCTCCACCATATCAGCGACTTTATGGTTGCTACAGCGCACCTTAGTCCAGTCGAAGAATGCTTTTATCGACGCGCTCTAGATTTCTATTATTTGCATGAAAAACCATTACCCAAAGAAACCCAGTCGGTTTTTCGTCGGTTACGTGCAAATACCCAAGAAGAAAGGGATGCAGTATTAATTGTGCTGCAAGAGTTTTTTGTGGAAGAGGAAGACGGGTTTCACAACAAACGTTGTGATTCAGAAATCGCCGCTTATCAAAAAGTAGGGGATAAAAATCGTGAAAATGGTAAGAAAGGTGGGCGTCCACGTAAGGAAAAACCAAAAGAAAACCAAAGTGAAGGCGACTCGGTTAATTCTGAAAACCCACAAAAACCCAGTGGGTTAATTTTGGGTTCTGAAAGTGAAAGCCAAAAAAACCTTAACCATAAACCGTTAACCGATAACCAATATATAGATAGTAGTAGTAATGCGCGTGAAGAAAATTCGCAATTAACCCCAATTCAATTTGCTCAGTATCAGATCGATGATCACAAGCGTTACTCAGTGCGTGAATTCATTTCTGAATACTCAGAGTTTCAATACGATTTCATCTCACTTGCTCAACAAAGATTTGTTTCTGTACCTGAAATCGACTTGAGAACCATGATTCAAAATTTCGGTGACTGGTACTTTGCAAACGAATCAAGTTCGTTGAATACACCAAGCATCTGGTTGGTTAAGTGGTTCTCTTGGGTTCAAAACAACGAGAAACAAGTTGCTGCTAACCGCAAGAAACAAGAGCAAATCACTTCAACCGGTCAAAAACCACAAGAGCCGGGTTACTTCGCAAATCTTTTTGAGGAACAAAGCGAATCTCAAATTTTGGATGTAACCCCGGCAAAAAAGTTTCCAATGATTGAGGAGGTAGGTCATGCATGAGATTACCTTGAACGAAGTGCGTCAATTAATCGCATCTCTTCGCACTGTTTACGCTGCTCAGTTCAATAAGCAATTTCCAGCAACAGGCGAAAGCGCAATTCCTCTGTCAGTGGTTGAGCAAATCGCACTTAAAACACTGGTTGGCGTTCAACAAAACCAATTTAACAACGCACTTGCTCGATTACTTACAGCAGGTGGACGTTTTATGCCGTCATTTGCTGAGTTTCGCACCTGGTGTATTGGTGAAAGTTGGATGTCTCCAGAGGAAGCTTGGTCACGTGCATGTAAGTTTACGACTGACAGTACCGTGGTTATTACACAAATTACAAAATATGCATTAGACGAAGTGATGTATTTGATCGAAGCCGGCCAAATGCGAGCAGCTCAAGATAATTTCTTCGGAACCTACAACGTGATGGTGGCTAAAGCTCAATTGAAAGGTCGTCAGCAAGAGTTTTACGCTCCACCGCTACAACTAGAACACAAAGAACCTAAACACGTTCCTGTGAGCAATGACGAGGCTCAAAAGCATCTCCAATCATTGATGGAACGGTTAAAGATTAATGGTCGTAAACCTGCACCAGTACAAAAGCTTAAGGCTAAAGAAAAAGAGCCAGAACTCAAACAAGAGCTAGGTCCAGATCCTTTCGACAATCCGCACGAATACGCTGAGATGTGTCGTCGGGAGGGTATGCCTATTCCAAGAAATATTCTTCAGCTAATTGATGGGGCGAATGTATGAACACTATGACTAAAAACAAGTTATTTGGATTAGCTGAAGAACGGACTGATGTGTGGGCAACGCCTCAAGATTTTTTTGAAAAATTGGATCGAGTATTTAACTTTGATTTAGATGTTTGTGCTTTACCAGAAAACGCCAAATGTGAGCGCTATTTCACACCTGAAATTGATGGTCTAAAGCAAGAGTGGACCGGGACATGCTGGATGAATCCACCTTACGGCAAAGAAATCATCGATTGGGTTGCAAAGGCAGCGGAAACAGCAAGTAAGGGGCATACGGTAGTTGCACTAGTTCCAGTTAGAACGGATGCCCGATGGTTCCAAGATTACTGCTTAGGTAGGGAAATTCATTTTATTCGTGGTCGTTTAAAGTTTGGTGGTTCTAAAACAAATGCACCTTTTGGATGCTGTGTTGTGGTGTTCAGACCAAGCCTCATAGACGTCAATTGGGAGAAATCCGCATGAACAAATACGAGATTTTAGAGTGGGGTTTACTCATTTCATTTTTTACATCAGCTATTAGCGGTGCGGTGGTTTTGTGGTGGTTCGCAAGAAAGGAGGCGTTTGAAGAATGAGTTCAATGAGTCTTGCAGATTACCGCGCAACATGTCCGAAAGCTCAAAAAGTCAAAAAGGGGCGTAACAAGTTTAATGCTTCGAAAATTAAATTGGATGGAATGACTTTTGACAGTACTAAAGAATACAAACGGTACATCGAGCTAAAGGCTCTACAACAACGTGGTGAAATTAAAGAATTGCAGCATCACACAAAATTTGAATTGGCGCCAAAGACAAAATTAGAAGGGGAGAAACGAGCTAAACCATCACTTAGATATTTTGCCGATTTCACTTATTTCACGACAGCAGGTGAATACGTTGTTGAAGATGTGAAGTCTATAGCTACACGCAAACTACCGAGTTACCGAAATAAAAAACACCTGATGAAAACAGTTCACAATATTGATGTGAGGGAAGTTTAAACATGAATGCAAAAGTTAATAACAAGACAATGGACTGGTCTAAACGTTCTGCTCATCAATGGTTGGAACAATATGGTCTATGGGTAAGATCAACAAAATTTAAAGTTTCTGCTAATCCTTTAGCATGTCTAATTGACCAAAATGACACAACTAGAATTAGATCAAGTAAGGTCTCTATGCCATGCGAAATAGAAGATTATGAGGCAGTTGAAGTAAGTAAGCTCTTGGCTAAAATGCATAACGATAATAGGGAATTTCTACAAGAAAGAGCTTGGTTTTTAATACTTTATTATGAAAATAATTGGTCGTATTTAACAATTGCCAATGTACATAGATGTAGTAAAGCAAAAGTACGTGCTGAGATTGATAAAGGTTTGGCTTATTTGGATGGTAAAATAGAGGTAATGCAATCTTGACAGTGCAGCACACTTGGTTTAGATTTGTGATATGGTGGGACAAAGTTATAAGCGTTGCACCAATTTGTTTTAAAAGCTCACTTAATCGTGGGCTTTTAATTAGGATTTGAGCAAACATGAAATTTATCGTATATTAAACTTACTATATGATGTCTATTTCCATTATAGTGTTTTTCAGTTGAAAAGCTTAGTCCGTACTTTCCCCAAGGTACGGATTTTTTTTATTTTTTGCTATATAGTCCAGGCTGGTAAAAATGAATATCTGTGTTGGTGGTGAACTTGATGGGCAAAAGATAGAAAGAGGGGCGTTAAGAAGAATGATGTATATAAATATTATAAAACTCAGTAATTGCATAATAAATTCAAATATTTACTTAAAATCAGGGTGACAGAATTTAAACAATCTTTACCTAGGCGAAGGATTTACTAACTCAAATAAACATTATTTTAGACGGATAATTATAAAAAACGGAGTACAAACGCTATGAATGAGAATGTTGAGCTAATAAAGTACATTGATATAGCTGAGACAGTTTACGAACGGGTATATGAAAATAATAAAATTTCAAATAATTTGATTGTTAATCTCAATCGCATAATGGCTGAGATAAAGAATCAAGCTGCAGAAAAAAGACTCAAATTGAAGTACAGCTCAATAGACTTTGAACATTGTTTAAGTTTGCCTTTAGCTGATCGCAAAATAAAAGTAGATTTAAGCCTTATACCTCATTTTGAAGATCGTGAAGAAAGTATTTTGTGGTTAACTAACTTTATTGGAAAAATTTGTGAGCCCAGAAAGATGCAAAGACAGAAAAAAAAATCTTCATTAAGTACCTGTGAATTTTAGATGAACCGCCCTTAAAGCGGTTTTTTATTGCTAGTAGAATATTTAAGGTATCTTTTCTAATAGGCACATACTACTGAAGTGTTTTTTATTTATTTTTTAGATTGAAAAGATTGCTATTTAAGTAATTTAAATATAAAAATCTTTATTGATTGAGAGTAGTTGTTATACAGGATATTTATAAGGATTTTAAAATGACAATTATCACATTGCTCGATGTTAAGACGAAGAAGAAGGTGATAGTTCGGTCCGTAATAGACCCAATAGCAAGAATAGACAAAAAAGGGAATATACAAATTATTCAAATTCATAAATGGCTATATGATGAATCTGGAGATTTCGTTGATGAAGACTTATATGAGGCACTCAACAATGGAGAAGTTGGAATATACATAACTTTGCAGTATATGATCATTAATATTGAAAATTAATTATTTTTTATTTTTAGTCAGTTTGAGTTCTTACTCTCTAGAGCCTAATGGTTACTACACATAAGACCTTATTAAGTATTACCTATTGATGGGCACATATTCTTTATAAGTCTTGATAAGTAAAAAAATTATGTAGGCTAAAAATAAAACTATTTAAAAAAGAAATCTTTATCTATTTAAATATGAATATTTGATATTTTTAATTCAATCCCTATTGCTAGTGCTTAAATATTATGCCAATATGAAGTTGGAGATATTTCCGAATAGATATTTCCTATTTCAGGTCTAAGCGTTTTTTTTCGCTAAGCCCATTTCTGAATAAAAATAGGAAGTGGGCTTTTTTATTTTTAAATATTTCTGTATTATCAGTGTGTTGCTTTAAGTAACACTAAACCTTATTGATCAGCGCAAATATCAAAAAAGGGGGAGCTTGCCTACTAGGCAAGCTTTTTAAATTGATAATTTAAACACAATAATCCATTTTAAAGCTCAATAGAAAAATCAAACTTCCCTAGCTTTTATTCGTACTAATTTATTGAATATAATCGTTTTTATAATTTTTAAAATTTCCTTAAACTAAAAATGGAAAATTTCTTGTTGCAACATTGTTATAATAGGACTACCTTAAGAAAAATACTTTATAAAAATGAGGAGCTGCTGAAATGCCACAGTATCTCATGTTTGCGGAAAATATTTATAACAAAATTAAAGATGAGGAATTGTTTTCACATGACTGTATTGAAAATATGAACTTACTTATGACATGTATACGCAGAGAAATTGAGGGAACAGAATTTAAATTAAAATATAATTTTATTGATTTTGTTGAATTGTTCAGTAGACCATTAGATGAATGTAAAGTAAAAATAGATGTGAGTTTGATTCCTCCTCATAATTCAGAAGGTGAGTATATTTTATGGTTAGCTGGATTTATCGAAAAAATTACAGAAGGTGGACCTAAACCACCTCCGCCTATAAAGAAATTTATTCCAGAGTATATGGGCTTGAAATCTGAATTAGATTTTTTACCTTTAAATGAGGAAAAAATTCAAACCGAAGGTAAAGAAATTACGGATTACTTTAATTCAAAGCTTTATAAGGCAACTTTTAAGAAGTAATACTATATTGCCTGTGAGTTTAGCCACCGCCTTAGGGCGGTTTTTTTATGGGTGAGAATAATGGATTCTACAGAATACTTTTGGCTTACTCGGAAAAAAGAACCTAAAAACAAGCCTAAATCCAGACCGCTACCTAAAGCTACTCAAAAGTACTTAGAGGCAGAGGAAGAATTTACTGAAGCTTTAGACAATCTGGAAATTAAATACGAAAAGAAATTCCAGTTTAAATCAACAAAGCATTGGCGTTTTGATTTTCATTTAATTGAACATCGTATTTTAGTTGAAATTGCTGGCGGTCCCTGGTCAGGTGGACGAAAGGGCAAGCTGGCAACAAAGGCGTGGAGTATGGACCGTTACGATGTTGCTGAATCAATGGGATATACCGTTGTTCGGTTAGAGGCAGCACCAAGATTTAAGATTAATGAATCTGGTCCATTACAGATCCAAGCTCATTTCGCAAGCCAATGGCTTAAAAATTTAAAGAGGCAAATATTTAATGGATCAGATCAGACCATTTCCTCCAACTGATTTTATGGATCAGGCCGAAGAAGAGGAAGCACTCCGTTTAATACCTGCACCTGATTTAAAACTATGGGTAGTTGCTAATTTTCTTACGCTGGGTGGACCTTTACATAATCCAGATCACGACCATATCGCTGAGATGCTTCATGACAATGAGGGTTTCTTGGCTTTTGCATGGGCTTCTTCTGCTTATACCAGAGCTAAGCGTATGGTGCTTGGCCAATGTGAAAAGGTTATGTTTCAACAAGGTGGCTGGAAGAAAGCCCGACAAGAGCAGCAAATGCGCGACTGGTTCGGATTCGTTCCAGTTTACTTAATCACAATCGATGCAAGCTTTTGTGAAAAGGCAAACGATAGCGAGTTCTGTGCTTTGCTTGAACATGAGCTTTATCACATTGGTGTAGAACGAGACTCGGACGGTGAGATTATTTACAGTGATCATACTGGATTACCAAAGCACTATTTAGCTGGTCACGATGTGGAAGAGTTTATCGGTGTTGTTAAACGCTGGGGTGCAAATGAAAACGTTAAGCGGCTTATTGAAGTCGCTAAAAACCCGCCGTTTGTTTCTGATTTAGATATTTCGAAATGTTGTGGAAACTGCGTAATTACCTGAGCCTTGAGGCTCTTTTTTTTGGCTATTTAGGTTGACGTAGGTTGACAGGATTGAGGATATGGCGGCTCTAAAAAAGGAGGTAAAACTCTTTATAGTTCGCTCACTTGCCGTATTTAATACACCCACAGAAACTGCTGAGCTCGTCAACCAAGAATACGGGATAAAAGTTACTAAACAGCAGTGTGAGAAATACGACCCGACCAAACGGGCAGGCGAGAACCTGAGCGAAGAATTAAGAAAAGATTTTGAAAAGACTCGCGAAATGTTTTTGGGTAAGCCTGAGGCAATCCCTATTGCAAATTTAGCGGTGCGTTTACAGCGCTACGAAAGCCAATATCAAAAGCACAGTAGAAACCGTGTAGCAGCTTTAAGCATTCTTAAGCAAGCTGCTGAGGACATAGGCGGCAAGTACACGAATAAGACTGAAATTACAGGCGCTGGTGGTGGTCCATTACAAAGCGAAAATATTACCTATGTGACTGCTACCGATGAGCAGGTAAGGCAGGCGATAGATGAACTCGAGAACGAATATTGATCCTGTTAAAACCAAAGCTAAACGGATTAAATGTGAGAAAGAACATTTATTTTTCACGCGTGCTTTTTTCTTGCCACGTATGGGCTTTAAGTTTTCGGTCAATTGGCATCATGTATATATTGCCGACAAGATTGACGAGGTAATCGCTGGAAAGGTTAAGAACCTAGTTATTAACGTTCCACCGGGTAGTGGTAAAACTGAATTACTTACAAACCTTATTGCCCGTGGTATAGCACGTAATCCTCGTTCGCGGTTTCTGTATTTGTCTTTCTCACAGTCACTAGTTGAGGACGTATCAGCAACAGCTAGAAATATTGTTAAGTCGGAAGACTTTCAGAACTTATGGCCTGTAAAGATTTCCACTAGTACTGATGCTAAATCAAGCTGGAAAACAACAGTAGATGGTTACGATGCTGGTCATGTTTATTCTGCTTCAATGGGTGGGCAGGTCACGGGTCGCCGTGCTGGTACATTAGCGGATAAAGGCTTTACCGGTGCTATTATTCTTGATGACCCATTAAAGCCTGAGGATGCATTTAGCCAGACAGCAAGACGTAAAGCTAACCGTAAGATCTTAAACACGGTCAACTCGCGTAAAGCTAAATCTGACACGCCAATTATTCTGATCATGCAGCGTTTGCACGTTGAAGATCCGACTAACTTTGTGTTGACTGGTAATGTACCTGGTGAGTGGGAACAGATCAGTATTCCCGCACTTATTGATGATGAGTACATCAGTAAGCTACCCGAACACATACAGCGAAAAATTCCACGTGATGTTGAGCGAGATGCGAAAGGCCGTCAAAGTTATTGGCCATTAAAAGAATCATTGCAATCGCTATTGCAACTCGAACAAGGCGGACAGGATAAAGACGGCGCTACGGTATCCCGTTATACATTTGCAAGCCAATACATGCAAAACCCTAAAAAGCTGGGTGGTGATCTTGTTAAGGCTGAATGGTTTGGCCGTTATGTTGAATTACCTGTTCTTAAATGGCGTGCGATTTGGGCAGATACGGCGCAAAAGACAAAAGAACATAACGACTTCTCAGTGTTCTTATGTGCTGGTCTTGGCTATGACAATAACCTTTACATCATTGACGTGAAGCGTGGCAAATGGGAAGCACCAGAACTTTTAAAAGAAGCGAAGTCATTTATCAACAAACACAAGGATAGCAACACAAAGATTGGCAAGCTTCGTTATATGGCCGTAGAGGATAAGGCGAGTGGTACCGGTTTAATTCAGTCCATATCTAAGCAGACCACTTTACCAATACGTGCGATTCAGCGAAGTACTGACAAGCTATCAAGGACTATGGATGTCATTCTTTATGTTGAAGAGCGCCGTGTCTGGCTACCAGCTAATGCACCGTGGTTATTGAACTACATTGAAGAGATTGAAGGCCTTACTGCTGATTGGTCACATGACCATGACGACCAGTGGGACCCAACGATTGATGCAATTAATGATTCATTAGCCAAAAAGCCAACTGTATTTGATTAGAGGAAATTATGGCTGAAACTAAAAAGCCCGATGCAATTGGCGATGCAGGGGCGTATACAAACTTTGTCTCAAATATTGGTACCGAACGTGACAAAGCTTCACACGGTTCTTTCGTTAAGAAAGTAATTCCTGATGAGCAATTAGAAGCCGTGTATCAACACTGGTTAGCTAAGCGAATCGTCAACCGACCAGCAAGCGACATGCTCCGAGCTGGATGGTTTTTTGAAGGGATTCAGGATAACGATTTACTAAAGCTTAAAGAGGCGTGTAAGGCATTTAACTTAGATGGGGTGCTCTTATCTAGTTTGGTACTTTCTCGCTTATATGGTGTTTGCTATGTGCTTCTAGGAACTGTGGACGGCGGCAATTTAGATCAACCGTTTGATTTAAACAAGTTAGGTATTGGTCGTTTAGAGTTTTTCACGGTGCTTAAGAAAAAGCACATTGAAGCTGATACCAGTAAATATTTATCGCCTAAGGAGGCGGGTGGAGTTTTAAAGCAGCCTGAATTTTATAAGTTAAAGCTGGACGGGAAATCAACTCAAAGAATCCACCATACCCGCTTATATAAGTTTGGCCATGCCGATGTAGTTAATGAAGAGCCGGTAAGTGTCTTACAGGAAGTTTATGAAGATCTGCTTGATCATGCCGCCGTTAAGAAAGCCACTGCTAGTCTGGTCCATGAATCAAAAATTGACGTGATTAGAACACCTAACTTGGTCGATAAGATCAAAGAGGATATGAAATCCGTAGCTGAACGTTTTCTTAGTGTCGGATTGCTTAAGGGCTTGAATGGCATGATCGTCTTGGATAAAGAGGAGGAGTATGACTCTAAATCTTATAGCTTTGGCGGTTTGCCTGACCTCATGCGTGAGTATTCGATTCAAACAGCTGGTGCAGCTGATATGCCATATACGATTTTATTCGGTCAATCACCTGCAGGGATGAATGCAACAGGCGAGCATGACACACGGAACTATTACGACAGTATTGCAACTAAGCAAATATGGTCCTTAAAGCCATTCATGATGAAGCTTTTAAGAGTAATTGTTCAAGCCACATTTGGTCACCAAATTCCAAGCTTAGATGTTGTGTTTAACCCATTATGGCAATTAGACGCAAAAGTCCGTTCTGAGGTCGAAAAAGCAAACGCTGAACGGGATTCCAAGTATTTAGAAATGGGCATCATCACAGAGCCACAGATAGCAAAACAGCTTGTTATTGATGGTGTTTATTCAGTGATTGATGAAAAACATATCAAAGAGCTTGAGACTATGGTGAAGCTTAATGACAACGATAATTCAGATCCTGAAACCCCACCTCCAGCAGGCGAAGAAACGTAAGAAAGGGCGGAAAGCCTCCAAGCCGAGAGCCGTGCACGTAAATCGCCGTGTAGAGCTTTATTACACGCGGCAATTATTGGCAATTTCAAAATACTGTCAGGAACAAACTAAGGAACTAGTTATTCCAACTGTAGGCCAGAACATCGGTGATGCTTGGTTTTCTGACATGATGACGGCGTTTAGGGAAAAGCTCACGAAGTATGTTATTGAGGTTTCGCGACCGTTAGCCACAAAGGTCGTGACTGACACCCAAAAGGAAGTGGACAAGCAAATTGCAGAGCACACCAAAACAATTATTGGTGTGGATCTTACGCCGTTCTATCGAGCTGCTGATATTCAGGATGAGGTAGATCTAAACATTACGGCTAATGTCAGTTTGATTAAGTCCATTCCACAGCAATATGCCGATAAGCTTGAAGTATTAATTACTAATGCTTTGCAGACTGGACAAACAAATGAAGAGCTGGCCAAAGCTATTAAGCAATTAGGATTATCTACTGATTATCGTGCACGTCTTATTGCTAGTGATCAGATGGGCAAGATTAACGGCCAAATTAACCAAGCCAGACAGCTTTCGATGGGTGTTGAGACATACACATGGCAAACGGCCAAAGATGAGCGAGTGCGGCTAGACCATCAACATAAGCAGGGCAAGACATTCAGATGGGATTCACCGCCAGATGGAGGACATCCGGGTCAGCCTATCCGTTGCCGATGTACTGCTTTGCCTAACTATGAGGATATTTTAATTGATTAAAAAATAATTCTTGATAAATTAATTAATTAAATGTTTTTTAGTAAAGGTTTTTTTAATATGTATACTGTGGATCAATTACGTGCAATAGCTGGTAGTGGAGGCGGTTTTGAATTAGACGCCTATGGTTATACCGTAGATCAATTAAGGGCAATAGCAGGTAGTGCTTCTTCAAGTGGAGCAAGAATAACCATAAATCTCTCCAGAAAAAAATTTACAGTTGACCAACTGAGAGCGATCGCATCTAGCGGTAGTGGATGTGTATTTTTTAAAAATCTGATTTAAAGTTATTTGATAAACCCACCAGCTGGTGGGTTTTTTATTGAGCGCAATTTATGAAAACCATTTACCAACTCAAAATTGGTGACTTTGCGCCAAGCGAATCGACACGCTCATTTACCAAAGAGGGGTACCTGAAATGCGTCAATGTTCGCTTAGCTAAAGCGCCTCAAGTACGTCAGTACTATGCGTATGAGTTTCCAACGCTGGAAGGTTATACCGCTGACCAAGTCATTAATGTTTACACACCGCCAGAGGAGCTTTTTAAGCCTGAGGCTATTCAAAGCTTCAATGGTGTAGACGCTACAGACTATCACCCGCCTAAGAATGAAATTAACGCATCTAACTGGAAGGATTATCACATTGGCTATTGTGAGAACGTTCGACAGGAAGGCGATTATCTGGTGGGTGATTTGCTCATTAAAGACAAGAACAGCATTGATTTGATCCAAAGCAACGAACGGCTAGAAATGTCGCTTGGCTATGGAGCCTTATTAATCGTTGAGCAGGGTACTGCGCCAGATGGCACGCCGTATCAAGCCAAATTTATCAATTTTATTGGCAATCACGTAGCACTCGTTAAATATGGCCGTTGTGGTGGTGATTGCCGCATCGGTGACAAACAGCAAACTCCACCAAAGGGGAATAAATCAATGGAAGTAATTGTAAACGGTATCCGTTTTAACATCGGCGATAACACGCCTCTGGCCGATGCATTAAAGCAGCAACAAGAGCAGCTGGAAAACATGAAGGCTGCAAAACTTAAAGTTGGTGATAAGCAATTTTCTATCGGTGATGAGCTTGGAGCAATTCAAGCAGTCGTAGATCAGTTGCATGCCGAAAAAACTGCTCTTGAGCAAAAAGTTGGCGATCTGGAAAAGAACCAAATGACACCTGAAAAGCTTGAGCAAGCTGCTGCAGAGCGTGCTGCTGTGATTGCTGATGCTAAAGCATTGGTGCCGTCAGTTAAAACGGAAGGTTGTTCATGTGAGCAAATCAAGCGTGATGTTATTGCTGCAAAAGCTGGTGATGCATTAGTAACTGCTTTGATGGGTAGCGTATCAGTAGGTGATGCAAAGCCTGAGCAGATTGACACAACTTTCCGTGCACTCTGTGCTGTGAAGGGTACACATCCTTCTAATCCTGTAGGTGATGCTCTTCACCAGCAGCAAAGTGTTAAAGCTGGTGATGGCAACCCAGCAGGCGGTGGGGATGAAAAGACCTACAGTAAAGAAAACGCATACAAAACAATCTAAGGGGAAGTAAATCATGGTTAAGCAATACGATGCTGTACCCGGTATGAAGTTTCACCTCATCGGACCAGAGGATATTTTATCCCTGCCTATGGCTGGTACCGGTTTGGTGAACGATGGTGACGTGGTTGTACGTAGTACAGACGGAAAAACATTTTCTGCAGTAACCGGCGCAACTAATACCAAGTTTGGAATTATCGTACGTCACGGCGTAGGTAAGTCAGGCAAAACGGCAGATGGCAAAGAAGCCTATAAGGCTACTGATGTAGCACCGGTTATGACGATAGGCTCGATTTACGTGAAGGTCACCGCACCAGTCACCGATATCAACGCAAAGGTTTATGTCAAAACAGCTAACGGCACCACAGCAGCGCCGTTAGGTTCTTTATCCCCAACAGCAACAGACGGTACAGAGTTACCGAACGCATCTTGGGAAACAATTTCAAATGAGCAGGGCTTAGCTGCTGTTCGCTTACGTGGGGCATAATAATTATGAGTAAATTGGCAGCAATGAAGCTACGTCTAACACCAGTAGCTCAAATGGTTCAGGCAAATATTGGGGATGCATTTAATATTGATGCATTAGCTCAGTTATTCGTTAAATTGGAAGAATTTAACGAAATGGGTCCTCAGCTTCAGCAAGTGATGGATTACGCTAAATACATTCCTGTTAAACCTGTAAATGCCGTATATGGAGGAGGAGAGATCCTAAGCCGTAAGAAGGGTGTGGGTATGGGTAAAGATCATTCAGGAACTGGTAATGATATTCCCGTGGCTGAAGTTGAATATGATACTGTTCAATTGCCAGTGAAGGTCGGCACGATCAGTTATATGTATTCAGTGTTTGAGTTACAAGCAGCCCAAAAATTAAATTTAGCACTTGAAGCAGATAAAGTAGAGGCCGCTCGTCTAGCTGCAGAAAAACACTTAAGTAACATTGCTTGGTATGGCAATGCTCTTACCGGAGTTAAAGGCTTCTTAAATCAGACGGGTGTAACCATTGTTACAGCCCAACATAACTGGGCTACTGCAACCATTGAAGAAGTACTAAGTGACTTCAATGCAAGCTTGGCAGATGCTGAAGATCTTGTTGATGGGGATGTGTCCGTACAGCCAGATACTTATTTAATGGCATCAAATCAGTATTTACACCTTTCTACCCGTGTAGTTGCTGATTCTGGCGGTAAGACTTTCTTGAAATTCATTGAAGAAAATAACATCTTCGCATCACAAGGTAAGCCATTAACGATCCGTGGTTTAGGCCGTTCAAATGGTAAAGGAACGGCAGGTGCTGACCGCTCTATTATTTACCGCCGTGATCCGTCATGCATCCAAATGAAATGTGATGACGTCACTTTCTTGGCAGCTCAACCAGTTGGTGTGGATATTAAAGTGCCTGGTCACTACAAATATCAGGGCGTATGGTTGAAGCGTGTTGATTCTCTCCGTTACTTGGATCACGTGTAAGGATTAAAACAGTATGAAATATTCTTATATTTATAGCGGCTTACAGGCCGCTTTTGTTTTTTCTGGTATTGCTGTTTTACCTACAGGTACCCCAACTCTTGTGGATGAAGAAGCACACAAGAAGCTCAGTAAAAATAAGTTTGCTAAACATCTTATTGATATCGGTGAACTTGAAGTTCAGGAAATCGCGGAAGATGAGCCAAAAACAGCGGGTAAAACTGGTGGCCGTGGTGGTAAAGGCGGCAAGCAAAACGATGCAGCAGGTGATGCGGCAAAAGCTGCAGAAGAAGCTACTTTGGCCGCCGTGAAAGCTGAATTAACTGCACTTGAAGTAACGTTCAGTGACGATGAAACACTTGAGCAGTTACAAGCTAAGTTAGCTCAGGCTAAGGAATAAGGTAGACATATGGACGTACAAACGTTTCGTAAAAAGTTCTCGACTGATTCGAGTTTAATGTCTTTGCCAGATGAGAGAATTCAGGATGCATTAGAAGAAGCGGATCTGATTGTTTCTCAAATTGAGTTTGGCGCATTAAAGGAACGTGCTGTAGGTCTGTATGCAGCACATATCCTTAAAGTAGGTATCTCAAGCGGCAATGGTGCTGCTTTTGGTACTGCCTCAAGTATGACAATTGCGGGCCAAAGTGTGAGTTATTCACGATCATCGAAAGAAGCTTTCTATGATATCAGCATGTATGGCCAGCGTTACCTTGCGTTAAAAAATTCAATTCCAATTGATGACGAAGGCACAAACCCTAACCGTTTAGGTGTTGGTGCCTTTGTTGTATAGGAGAATCCCATGCCTTTTAAATATCAGGCACCAGAAGGTTATAAGCCAACCAAACTCGTTATTGCCGGGCAAAACCTAGATATCAATAACGGCGTTTTAGAATCTGAGGATGACATTATCCATATTTTAAAACCCTTAGGTTTTGAGCGTTACGTTGAAGTTGTTGAGCCAAAGAAATCGACAGCCTCTGCTAAAGAGTAATTAAGCTATGAGCAATTATCGTGTTGATGCTCAGGTCAATTTTGATGAGATGAATAATCGCGTTAGGTTTGAAATAAGACGCACGATTAACGCTCTTACTTTGCGCTTACAGCGGATTGTTCAGGAAGACATGTTAAGTGGCCAACGACTTAAAGTTCAGTCAGGCCGCTTGCGTGGATCCGTTTCATCAAAGGTGGATGAGGATAAGGATTCGATAGAGGGAACCGTGGGAGCTGGTGGTGCTTTGGTGCCTTATGCACCTGCACATGAATTTGGGCTAAATGGAGCTTTGGGTGTTAAAGCACACCTTAGGACGATTAAACAGGCTTTTGGCCGACCTATTTCACCTGTTCAGGTCAATATTAAGGCCCATTCTAGGAATGTTCGGTTTAGAGAATTGCGGTTCATGCGTGATTCACTGGATATCGTGGCCAAGATTGTGCCGAAAAATATTGATGCAGCAATTGAGCGAGGTATAGCAGGTGGATAGCGAAGCAATCTATCAGGCGTTGTTTGAAAGGTTAAGCACAAGGGTAGAGGGATTGATTACGGTAAGTCGCCGTTTACGTCACTTTAACCATGTAACATCAGAACAGCGCCCAGCCATGTTTATTACACAAGGCAATCAGCAAGAAGTCCCGGTACATGGTTTAGATGCAAAAGTTGAACTAGCTGCTGAGGTTTATCTCTATATTCATGAATCGGACACTACAAAGCCGCCATCATCGCAGATGAATATATTCATCGATCGTGTACGTGAAGCTATTCAGCCAGATCATCCAGATTTTAATGAGTGTCAGACCTTAGGAGGTTTGGTTGAGCATTGCTGGATTGAAGGCACAATAGAAGTGTATGAAGCAGTAGAAAACATGCTGGATGATCAGGCGATTGCAATTATCCCTATCCGGATCCTCACAACCAATTAACAAAATATTCATTTTATGACCGCCTCTATGGCGGTTTTGTCATTTTAGAGAGGTCAAAATAAATGGCTCAATATTTATTTGGTGCCGGCAAGATCTTTGCCACACCGATTCAAGATGTATACGGGCAACCGATTAGTAATCCCACACCAGTTGAAGTGGGGGTTATGCAATCCGTTGGTGTAGATATTAGCTATGACTCAAAAGAGCTTTTCGGTCGTGGACAGTTCGCCGTAGATGCTGCACGCGGTAAAGGTACCATTAAATGTAAAGCTTCTTTCGGGCGTATTAACGGTACCTTGTTAAATTCCATCTTCTTCGGTGGAGTTGTTGCTGAAGGTGGAATTGAAACAGTTTCCCAAACCATTAATGGTGAAGTGATTCCGGCTGGTGGTACTGTTACACCGGTTGTTCCTAATAGCGGTACGTACGTAAAGGATCTAGGGGTAACAGATGCTAAAGCAATCCCACTTAAACGTGTAGCTTCGGCACCAGCAACTGGACAATACAGTGTAGATGCAGCAACCGGTGCATATACATTTGCTGCTGCCGATGCAGGTAAAACGGTATTTATTAACTTCCGTTATTCAGCAATGGTAGCGGGTGCTAAGTCAATCACTGTCTCAAACCTAGATATGGGTTATACGCCAGAGTTTGCCGTTGACCTGCAACGTGACTACAAAGGCAAGTTCATGCACATGAATTTCTTCCGTTGTACCAGTAACAAACTTGGATTCAGTTCAAAACAGGACGATTACGATATTCCTGAGTTTGAATTCCAGCCTATGGCTGACGATCTTAACCGTGTTTTCAAAATCGATTTATCGGAGTAATGCCAAATGCAATTTAAGCAAGTTGATAACCCACGTGGTAATAGTAAAGAAATTGCTGGTCAGACTTGGATTTTTGCTCCAGCACCATTGGGTACGATTGAGCGTTTCCAAGAACAATTAAGCTCAAACAATGTCCCAGCATCTGTAATTGTGGACATGGCTCATGTTTGTTTAAAACGGAATTACCCGGATATTACCCGTGAATATGTTTCTGATGAGCTATTAGATATGGGTAACATGGAAGAAGTCTTATCACTAGTAACTAAAACCTCTGGATTGGAATATACCGGCACAGGTAAACCTGCAGGTGAATCTTCGGGGGAATAAATTGGGAGGAGTTGTACACGCATTTAGTGCTGACAATGGGTAAAGATTACGACTATGTACGTAATGAAATGGATCTACCCCGATTAAGAGCGTTAAGTGCGTATCAGCAAAGTAACCCTCCCGCACATGTTGGGATACAACGGCTTTGCCGTATTTTGGAAGCATTTATGGGTATTGATGAAACTCCGCCAGCTATTACCGTTTCAGATGATGACGAGGATGATATGTTGGAAGTTTTGTCGAATTTTCCGCAGGGTGGTTAAGGCCGCCCTGATTTTTTTCAATGTGACAAAAAGTAATCGGTTTGTTAAATTAGGTTCACTTTATAACAATCGGTGAAATCATGAAAAAGTTTTTTAAATGGGTATTAATTATTTTTCTAGGATTTTTTCTTTTAGGAGTTGTGCTTAACCTGATTGGTTTAAAAGGAAGCGACAACAATACAAACCAAAATACTATCAGTTCAGAAAAAGAAAGAACTTCTATAGAAAGTACTCAAACTTCGGGGGAACAAAGTGAAACAAAAACCGTGAGTAATAAAGTTGAATCAAGTCTTGATTCAGTTGAATTAGCCAAATGTACTGCTGCAGCCATGAAAAGTCAAAAAATCGATATTTTTACAAAATGGTATGATGTCTTGAAGGCAAAATATGGGCAAATTTATCCAAATAAATCAACTAAAGAGTTAGATGATTATGCTTTGGAGCGTGTACTTGATAAGCGTCGATATTTGGAAAGTAAGGGGTATGATTCTAAGCCTGCATTTAACAAATACTATCAAATGAACTGTGCAGAATTTGAACCTAAATAAAAGGGGGGGCAAAGTGGGTTTTAATTTTAGAAAGAGTATTAAAATTGCACCTGGTGTACGTCTTAATGTAGGGAAGAAAGGTATTTCCAGTGTTTCAATAGGTGGTAAAGGTGCTCGTGTTAGTGTGGGGAAAAAGGGTACACGCACGACTTTGGGTATTCCGGGAACAGGTTTATCGCACAGTACTTTTAATTCATATAAAGGGAAGCAACCTTCGGCTCCAAGTAATTATAGTGCTCAGCATTTAGCTGGCTACCTTTCAATACAGAATAGAAAAGTTTCGTTCCTACTAGGGCTTGGAATTTTTTTTATGCCATATATCTTCTCTTGGTTTACATTGCGCTCTGGATATTCAAGTAGAACTAGGTGGATAAGCTTTATTTGGATGATTTTGGTATTAATAATTGTAAATTCTAATTAAGCACCTTTGGGTGCTTTTTTTACATCAACTTGACCACCTTCGGGGTGGTTTTTTTATGCCTATGAGGTTCGTATGGCAAATAACAACCGCGTTGAAGTCCATGTGGGTGCAAAAACATCCGAGCTAAAAAAGGGCATGGATGATGCTGAAAAAATAGTTTCAGATTCTGCCAAGCAAATTGAGAATACCACTAAAGGGGTGAGATTTAAGTTTGATCTCTCGAGTGTCAAGCGACAGTTTGATGACGTTTCTAAATCCATTTCAGATGGTTTTAAGAACCAAATTAGTGATGCACTTGGTGGATCAAAAATAGGGTCAGTATTTGATGGTATTACTTCAAAATTAGGAGCTCTGCGTGGTGGAGCACTGGTTGCAGCTGGAGCAGTTGCTGGTTTAGCAGTGGGTGGGACCATAGCAGCTACTGCGGGTTTAGCAACATTGGCAATTGAAGTGGCTAATAACAATGTTGAACTTGCGAGATTCTCAGCCTTAGCAAATACCTCGATACAGTCATTTCAGGGTTTGTCAGGTGCAGCTCAAACTTTGGGTTTTTCACAAGAAAAACTCTCAGACATGATGAAAGACTTCAACGAAAAGATCGGTGAGTTTGCATCAGTAGGTTCTGGTGGTGCTAAAGATTTTTTTGAGCAAATCGCTGTTAAAACGGAGTCTGGTGCTGAGGGGGCAAAAAAGCTCGCCGAAGAAATGTCCAAGATGGATGGGGTAGAAGCCTTACAAACCTATGTAGATAAGCTGGAAGAAGCTGGAGTCAACCAGCAACAAATGTCGTTCTACCTTGAAAGTATGGGCTCAGATCTCACTGGTTTAATTCCAATATTGCAAGATGGCGGTAAGCTTTGGAAAGAATACCAGTCTGCTATGGAAGAAGCAGGGATTATTACTGGTGAAGAGGCAATTCAAAAATCTATTGAATTAAAGGCTCAAACTGAAGTACTTCAAATGCAGTACACCGGCTTAAAAAATCAATTGGCTCAAGCAGTGATGCCAGCTTTAAGCGGTGTAATTAGTCATTTTATGAATGGCACCACAAAAGGTGGAGCATTTACCGGAGTTATTCAGACATTAGGCTCAGTTGCCAAGGGCGTGGCAGTCGTTATTGTTGGGCTTGGAGCTGGATTACAAAATCTTGTGCGATTAATGTCTGGTGTTATGAGTAACCTAAGGACTATTGGAAGTACCGCCGTAAACTTTGTAAATGCGGATGGGATCTTGGCTAAAGGTAAGGCTCTGGCTGGTGGCGTTAAGGCAATCTGGACTGAAACCAAAGATACTGTGGTTGATATTGCTGGTACCACCAAAGCCGCAATTAATTCAGCTTCTAATATCTTTAGTGGAACACCTTCTTTTGATCGTTTAACTCAGGCAAAGATTGACATACAGAATGCACAATTAGGTGCTAGAGGTGGCAGTAAAGGGGTTACTTCTGGTATCGGACAAAATAAGGCACTCAATCCTGATGGTGGTAAATCAGATAAGGCAAAGCAAGGCAAATCCGATGCTGTGCGCCAAGCAGAGCAGGCTGCTAAAGCACTTGCTGATATTCGGTATAAATATGCATCCGAAGAAAAGAAAGTCGCTTTAGATCTGCAAAAGGCATTAGATGAGATTGAAAAATCTAAAATGACTGCCGATGAAAAATCAGCTGCCAAAGTCAAAGCCGAGAAGGATGCATCCGATAAGATTATTGCTATTCGTTTAAAAGAGTTTGAGGAATATAAAAAAGCTCGTGAAGAGCAGATAGACAATTATCAACAGCAAGCACAACGCCTATATGAAATTGAAGCGGCACGAATTCAGGCTGAGTTTGATGCCAAGAAAATTTCAAACGTTCGCAAAGTTCAATTAGAGAAACAGCTCGAAGATCAATTACGTGAAATTAAGCGGCAAGGTCTTTTAGAGCGTTTAGCACTTGAGAATGAGCAAACCGGTATTACTGGCAAACAAGGCAATCAAAACCAAATCACAAACAACATTTCTGATTTAGAGACAGATCAGAAAGTTGCTGACACTAAGTCTATGGGCTTAATCAGTGATGCGGAAATGAAAGACTTTGAAGCTAAGTTCGGTGGGTTTACTTCTCGACTTTCTAACCTTTGGGATCAGGGCATTCAGTCTCTTATGAATGGTACCCTCACTTGGAGTAATGCAACTAAAGCAGTGCTTGCTGACATGGGGGCATTTGCCTTGCAAACAGCTACTAAGGAGCTACAAGGCTGGTTAAGAATCCAAGCGATTAAGTTAGCCCGTAAACTTGGCTTTGTCGGTGCTGAAACAGCAGCGGAAGCTTCTGGCCAAGCTGCTCAAACAGGGGCAACCATTGCAGGCGAAGCAACACGTACCAGCGTTACTGCAGCAGGTGGTTTAGCACGTTTAGGCTTAAAAGCAGCTGAAGCGATCAAAGGAATCATGATGTCGGCATGGGAAGCCATGGCCGGAGCTTTTAAAGCGATGGTTGCAATTCCTTATGTCGGTCCAATTCTCGCCGTTGGTGCAGGTGCTGCTGCGTTCGGTTTAGTGGCAGGTCTTGCTGGCAAGATCAAATCTGCTCGAGGCGGTTATGACATTCCATCCGGTGTTAACCCAATTACACAGCTACATGAAGACGAAATGGTTTTACCTTCACAACATGCAAATACCATTCGTGAAATGGGTAAAGCTATGCGTAGTGGCACAGGATTTGGGGCAACTGCTGCAGAAGGTGGTGGTGACAGTTATCACTTTAGTCTTGGTTTCCTTGATACCAAAGGCGCAGATCGTTGGTTAAAGAAAAATGGCAAAGGTGTAGCTAACAGCCTAAAAGGTTATCACCGTAATTTTGGTAAATAAGGAGGTGTAAGTGTCTAACGTTTTATTTCCAGAATTACCTGGTCTTGAATGGGATACATCAATTACCCCGATGTTCAATACCAAGATCATGACTTCTATCAATGGCCGAGAGCTCCGTGCGAGCTTTCAGGCCGCACCTAAATATGAAATCTCGTTGTCTTACGCTTTCTTGCGTGAAAATAAGGGAAGAACTGAATTTCAGCAACTTCAAGGATTTTATTTAGAGCGCCGTGGGGCATTTGATTCTTTTCTCTATAAGATGCCTGATGACAATGAGTTTAGTTGCACATTTATTGGTGATGGAACTACTACAACTTTCCAGCTATACAAGGATATGTACACAAGCCAATTGCCTCTAGGTAATACAGAGGAGCAGATTGTAGGTGAAGTAGATCCCAACATGTGGAATCAAACATCAGCCAAAACAATGTGGAACACAGACCAAGAAAAGCTTATGTGGAATAACGCAACTGCTCAGATAACGAGTGACGGTAAATATGTACTTTCACAGCCGATCGAGGAGGGTGTAGAGGTAACTGTGACGGGTACTTTTTACTACCGTTGCCGTTTTAAAGATGATACACAGCAATATGTCAACTTTATGCATAAGCTGTGGAAAGCCGGGAAGGTTGAATTAATCGGCTCATTGGGGAATAAGATATGAGACAAGCCTCACCAAAACTTATAGCCTTGTTAGATGCTGATCAGTTCATCATGGCCGATCTGTACACCATCACCACTATTCAGGGCATTGAGTATCGATATACAAGCTATGACGTTCATTTGACGGTGCAAGGTAAGGAGTTTCGTGCTGATGGACCAATCATAAGCCGAGAAGGGACTAGCCTTTCTTTAGGCATTGAAGTGGATAACTTATCTATCACTATTGAGGCAACTGAAAATACCAAGTTCGGCGATGTACCCATAGCTCAAGCATTCCATAACGGAATTTTAGATGGTGCTCGGTTTAAGTTAGAAAGAATTTTCATGGATATGAATACTCCTACAGATACGAGTGCGGGCACTTTAGTCTTATTTGAAGGGCGTATTGTTGAGCCTGAGCTTAACCGATATGAAATTAACGCAAGTGTGGTTTCTGATGTTGATAATTTAAAACTTCAAATGCCACGGAATTTATATACACCAGGATGCTTAAACACTTTATTTGATAGTGCATGTGGACTATTAAGCGCGGATTTTGCTGTAAATACTACTATTGGTATCAATAGTACGCCTAACCGCATTCTTTGCGATTTAAGCCAGCCACAAGGTTGGTTTACTCAAGGTGTTGTGGAGTTTTTAGAGGGTGCAAATATCGGAATTAAACGAACCATACGCTTGCATGAAGCTGGTTCGCTAATCTTAACCTTGCCGCTTTTAAAAATGCCAGAGATAGGCGAGGCGATTCGTGTTTATCCGGGTTGTGATAAACGTCTTGATACATGTACCAATCGATTCAATAACCGTTCCCGTTTCCGTGGTGCGCCATTTGTGCCAGTTCCAGAAACTTCAATTTAACAATTTATATTCAATCAAAACCCTGCATTAAGCAGGGTTTTTTATTTGGGAAATATATTATGGCAGTTCCTGATAAAAACTCTTTAATTGGGTCCACAGTTACTGAGGCACAATTTAAAATTAATTTAGGAGTAATAGTTGATTTTATTAAAACTATTGAAACTCAAAGTCCTTTATTTGCAACAACTGCGCTATTGAATTCTTCAAGACCAACAGAAAATCAAAGTTATGCTAAAGCTTTGGATACAGGCAAGGTATGGTTTTGGGACAAGCCTATAGGCTCACCAGATGGTAATTATTGGTCTTTAACCAATTTAAGTGATTTAGATAAAGCTATTCAGTACTTTGATCTAAAATTCAAAAATAATGCTTTGGAAAGCTTATTTGATTTCAATGATTCGGAACAAAATACAGTAGCTAGAATTTTAAGTGATGGCGATATTGAAACAGCAAAATTTGGCAAACTTAGTAATTTGCCTGAATCAACTTTGGAGCAAGCAAAACAGTACGTTGATTTAAAAACCAAATCTTTAGATGAGGACTTCTCAAAAAGCCTTTTTGACTTTAAAGATAAAGACGAAAGTATCGTTGCTCAGCTATTAGAAAATGGTGATTTGAGCCTGGCTGCATTAGATGGTAAGGGTGTGGCACAGTTTATTAAGCTGTTACTTTCTGTTTCAGCAGATTCTTCTGAAGATTCATCTATTTTCAAGCTACACGATGTAGAAGGTAATCTTGTTTTTGATTTTACAAA